CTAATAAATATTAAAATGGAAAAGATATTTTGATTTTAATGTACAAATATCAAATAATATTCGTAACTTTGCAATATCAATAATGAACAACAACTTTTAGAACGGTGAGACACACCGCAAAAACTGTAAAAAGAAAATGAGAACGCTAGTTATTAAACCTTTCATCACCGCCAAGAAGAAGGAAGAAGTTAGAGATCAAGTTGAATGCCACTTATGTGTTAGCGGCCGGATAGTATTCCGAAATGTAAAGAAGATTGAGGAATACTTTAACGAGGTTGAAAAACACACCACCCCTCTTCTAAGCGAGGTTATACAACAATTTACCGTTCGAGGTGAAATGAACGGGGACTGGGAAACCACCATCACGGTTAAAATAATCGCCTACTTTTACGACTCCGGTAGCGAAGATTACGCTTACCTCGTTAAGGTAGAAGAAGATTAACTTTTAAAGCTGCGCTATCGGCTTGACGGGCATTTTCCGTATAAAATGGATGTATTCACCCTTTGTGCTAATAAATATTAAAACGGAAAAGTTTTTTTTGAATTTAATGCACATAATTCAAATATTATTCGTAACTTTGCAATATCAATAATAACAAAACAATTTAAAAGGTGAGACACACCGTAAAAACTGTAAACAGCATGAATACAGCACGTATTTTAAAAGAGACTGAAAAAGCATTATTCCTTCACTTCGGTGTTGACGTTTGGAATGAGCTGTACTACATTAAGGTGTGGGTGCCAAAATCTCAACTAGAAATTGTAAAGAATGAGAATGGACTTATCACATACGAAGTTAAGAATGACTGGATCTTGTTCGCTAAACTTAAAGATTATTTGAATTATCTCCAAAATAATGGCTACACATTGTCAGAGACAAAAACGACTTTTCTAAAGTTTGGTACCAAGGAAGACGTAAACCGCACCTATTACACTGGTTTAAAATAATTACAAATATGCTGCGCTATCGGCATGACGGGCATTTTACATACAAAATAAAACCTAAAACATATAACAATGAAAATTTTAAAAACGAATAAAAATGACTACAAGATAGTTGTGAATGAAGATGGAACTTTAACCATCACGAATCTACGTAAGAATAATACTCCCATACAGAACCCCGGAGCGTTAATAGTGTCAATGGGAGGTATTGAAAGCGTTTTGAGAAGCTGCAAGGATGTATCGGAAGAAGAGTATGCAGAAGAACTTGAGAAGGAGAAATTTGCTTTGGAAGTGGCTGCAAGAAATACTGCAAAAAACAGATTGGAACGGGAACGACAGATAAAGTCAGAATTTGACGCAGCTTTCTCGAACGAAATTACAGAGAGTACGATAGATAACATTACCATATTGTTGCGCTATTTAAATAGTGTAAATTGGGGGATGTGGAGCTTACCTAAGATGACTATCGGTTACACATGTAACCAATACGACTGTGATGGACGAATGGCGACGACTATTAAGCTCGATAAGCCTATAAGCTACGATGGGAGAATGTTGACGAAGTTTGTTGTCGGAGGAGGACCGAGACATTTAATTAACTATACTCAACTCAGATAAGTCATAAATTAAGCGCGAGTGTAATAAAGCACTCGTGCTTAAAACAAAAAAGAATGAGTAGGTTTATAATTGAAAAAAGCAAGATGCAGCCAAATAGCTGGGTCCTGACAGATAAAAGCAACAACATCGTTGTTGTTTTTGAAGACGGAAAATTCAACGAGACGCAGCACGTTTCGCCATTAGACGACACAATATCTGAGAGGCTAGATGTGGGCGATATCGCCCACATCATGCAAGAAATAGGTGAATGGGCGAGCAAATACCATTCCTCGAAGTGCTTTTCGAAGCCATACGGCCTAGAATATGATGAGAGTGAAAGGTTGTGCCTCTATCGGCGAAAGCACCCCAAATGGCGGCTGCATCTTTATGAAGAGGTTAATACACATGAACTTGCAGCCTCTCTTAAAAAGGCTGCGGAGTATTTAACAAAGGGAATGGGTCATGAATAACAGAGGTGGGTTTCGTCCAAATGCAGGACGGAAAAAAATAGGAAAAGAACGTGTGGTGATATATGTGGCAAAAGACTGCGCCGACTACCTGCGTGCTGGCGCGATGTCCGCTGGACAAACGTTGTCCGAGTTCACGGAAAACGTGATAAACAAAACTCGATAGAGGTTAAGCTAAACAAAGCTAACTCTTTGAAGATAAACTAGTTATAACTTGCTGTAGTTCTTTTATAGTGTTACCTTAGCAGTACAATAAAGAATAATAAAAATACAGCAATATGAACGAACAAATTCAAAGCATCCTCAGAGAGAATGGAACGAAAACGGCAAAAATCCAAAAGCTTCTTACGCTTGGATTGACACGCAGGCAAGTGGCCGACTTGGTGGCAAACGGCAACTATGGTTTTGTGCAGAATGTGTACAAGCGCATGCTTCAGGAGGTGGCCAATAGCGCAGGGCGGTCTTCGGCTGCTATTGCCCCACAGATAGATTACACCTTCAACCGCAACTTCGGGGTGGAAATAGAAGCCTACAACTGCACGCGCGAACGACTTGCGCGCGAACTTAACGCAGCTGGGATAAGCGTGCAGGTAGAGGGCTATAACCACACTGACCACGCCGACCATTGGAAGCTGGTTACGGACAGTAGTCTATCTGGCAATAACACATTTGAGTTGGTTAGCCCCATCTTACACGGTGAACAAGGCCTTGAAGAACTTGAGAAAGTATGCTGGGTGCTGGACTTGTGCGAGGCAAAAGTTAACGACAGCTGCGGACTTCATGTCCACATGGACGCTGCGGAATTCGACCTGCAAACATGGAAGAACCTGATTATAACGTATAAGCGGTTGGAGGGCGTGATTGATGGTTTTATGCCGCGCAGCCGCCGAAATAATCGCTACTGCAAGGGGCTTTCCCGAATAACGGAAGCCACTATTATCAACGCGACCAATATTGCAGGGCTTAGGGCGGCATTCCAAAATAACCGCTACCACAAGATTAATCTCGAAGCTTATGCGCGCCACCGCACGGTGGAGTTCCGTCAGCACGGCGGCTCGACCAACTTCACCAAGATGTCAGCTTGGATTCATTTCTTGGCCAAAATGATTCTTTTTGCAAAACAAGGTGCGGTGCAGGCAGGCACAAGCCTTCAGGCTATTCCCTTCTTAACTGAAAGCGAAAAGCTATATTTAAAGATAAGAACAAAAAAACTAGCAGCATGACAAAAAAATATAGGCTTAAGGGCGGTGACTTGATAGTTGCCGCCTCCGCGGCCGAATTTCTGCACAAGTTGCATAGCGGTAGCCGCTTTGACAATAAAGGTACTGACGCCGATTATATGCAGCGTTTTGCCCACCGACTTGAAGAGTTGGAGGGTTATCGTGTGAAAACCGATAATCCCGATGTCTTTCTTTCAGACCTACTTCATCGCGGTTTTGTTCGTATCGAGTAGCCATCATGCCTTGCATAATTCACCGTCATTGCGTAACTTTGTAATGCTTAATTTAATTTGTATGTTTAATTTCTCGGACACCGCATTGTGAAATGTGATGTCCTTTATCGCATTAACCAGCCATCGTACCTTTGCATTGTTCAAATATTAAAAATGCAGCATGAATGGCACAAGTGATAACACATGCGTCGTTATTTAGCGGTATCGGCGCACCGGAATTGGCCGCTACGTGGATGGGGTGGGATAATCTTTTCCACTGCGAAATAAACGACTTCTGCCGAACTATCTTGCGATATTGGTACCCTAATAGCGTTTCCTATGAAGACATCAAGACAACCAATTTTGAAGAGTGGCGCGGCCGCGTTGACGTTCTCACGGGCGGCTTCCCCTGTCAGCCGTTTTCAGCAGCTGGACGAAGAAAAGGAACGGCGGATGATCGCTATCTCTGGCCAGCAATGTTACGAGTCATTGGGCAAGTGCAGCCCACTTTCGTCATTGCTGAAAACGTTGATGGAATCTTATCGATGGTTCAACCAGGCCGTACAACTGAGTTGGAAGGCTCGTCCACTCTCTTCGGTTCGGGTGACCACGTTTATAGAACCGAAGAACGATACGTCGCCGACCTCGTGTGCGCGGATCTCGAAAAGGCAGGATATGCCGTCCAACCGATTGTTATTCCGGCTTGCGGTGTCGGCGCACCCCACCGTCGATACCGCGTGTGGTTCGTCGCCCAACGGCGTGGCGACCGCTATTCTCCCCACCCCCGTGACACAGGGGTTGAAAGTATGCAAGAATGGCAAACAGCGGTTCATGCCGCTGAGCCTGCTACCCACGCCGCTCGCAGTGGAGATTTCACACACAAAACGAATAGCCCAATTGAAAGAGAAAGGTGGAAAGACGATGGGCAGCAGAATCAACGGCGAGAGCCGACCCAATGGACTGATGGACTACCTTCGTTTTCACGGCCTCTTGCCGACACCGAATGCGGCCGAGGGGACGAACTGGACACGAACTTACAACCCCAACAGTCAGATGGGGCGTGGATTGACGGCACTGGCGGTCAACGGCCTACAGCTTTCGCCAATGAGCAAGGACGGGTTCCGCGCCGGACTGAGCATGCAGGCACTGAAGAATCACAACCGGCCAAAGGCCAACTTGGCCGAGCAGATTGCCCACAAGACTGGTGGCGGAGCTTCCCATCTGTCTCCCCTGTTTGTGACAGAGATGATGGGCTTTCCGTTGGAATACCTAGTCTTACCATTCCTTTTGGCGAATGGCGAAAAAACGCCATAACCGCCCTAGGCAACTCTATGGTGCCGCAAGTGGTGATGGAGCTATTTCGGGCAATAGAGATTGAGCTGGATAGAATGTCGCGTTGACCATAAGATAATTTTTTTGCTTTCGTAAGGCCGTACGTTGTGAAACGTGCGGCCTTATATTTTTCTTATTGTACAATGAAAAAAACCCAGAGCAGGCTCATGCTCTGGGCGAGGTGTGATAAGATAAACAAGCGGATAGAAATGTTATACCAACTTGAATGAGCCAATTTTTTTTGCTAAGTCTTGGCAGGCGTTGTTGAATATTAGTTTTTGTTCTTCGTTCAGTGTATAAATTCTTCCACGCACGCGATGTCCATTGATGCGCTGGTAAAGCCAAGATTTGCTCTTTCCGAAATAGTGTGTCGCGATATATGCGATAGGCAGAATGTCGTAGCGGCTGCCAAGTTGCCGACGAATGTCGGCGATGTCGCCATCGATGCGTTCTAAATTGCGCATAATCATTTCTTCGCATGCATGCTTCGCTTCTTCGTCACCATATTTCTCCATCCATGCTACAATTTCGTTTTTCCGATGCTCGCTAGTTTCATCGTCTTTTCCGAGCAACGTTTCAAATTCTTTCAACAATTCTTCGTATTTTTTCATTGTTTTCTTTTTTTAGGCTCTCCCCTTGTGGGGGAGAGCTTTGTTTTTACTTTCTTTTTTCGTAGAGCTTTTTTAAATCTTCGAGCCGTAAGTCGATTTGTTTTTCAATGTGCTCTTTTCCGAGCATTTTGGCGAATTTTTGCAAATCTCTGATTTCTTTTTCTTTTTGGCTTATTAGCCGTTCTAACATTTCTTTGTCCATTGTTCTAATTTTTTTAGTTCAACTTATTTTCTTATCACAATACAAAGGTACATAATCTTTTGAATATGTGCAAGTTTTTTTGCGTTTTTTTTCACGGAAACTGATTTTTTTTGTCCTTTACCCTTTCTTTAATCAGAATTATCTTTGTTCCATGATAACAGAACAATACGTGCGGCCCGAGTTTATTGCAGAGGTACTTCGCCGCGATATTCGGATAATATATAAGACGCAAGAAGAGGTGGTGGACCGCTACCTTCGGGTTCGCACTGGGAATCTTAAGGCTTCGGTGTCGAGTCACGATTTTACCCTTGATACGGCAGCGGGTCGAACTACCTTAAGCATGCGCCTATTGTCCTACATGCGCTTTTTAGACATGCAATATCGCACGGTCAACAGCCGACTGGCCAAGAAAAAGCGAGCCAATATCGCGCTGTACAACCGCGTGGTTTGGGGCGTTCTGTATCATGAGACTTTTCCTGACATTAAAGCAGGCTTCACCGATGAGGTACGCAAGGCATGGCGGCAAAAGATGGAAGAAGCCATTAACAATCGCATATTACCTAACGAAATATGAGCAAGATAAAGGAAGATCACATTGCCCTCGTCATCGATGTCAAGACGGCCGAGGCGCAACAACAAATGCGCCAGCTGGAGCGCGCCACCGCCGACCTTCGCAAGGAGATGAAGACACGGCAAAATGCAATGCTTGAATTGGAGGCGGCCGGCAAGAAAGAAACCGATGAATATCGGCGCATACAAGGCGAGATGCAGGCGTACAATGCGCAAATTAAGGAGAACGAGCGTCAATTGCGCGGCATGCGCTCGGGCATGGACATCACGGCGATGACCATGACACAGCTGCGTAAGCATGCGCGCGAGCTGCAAACGGAACTCAATAATACGTCAAAGGCCACGAACCCCAAAGAATACGAGCAGCTGGCATCGCAGCTACGCAACGTCAACGGCCGAATGGCAGAACTGCGTGCTGACGCTTCGCGACTTTCCAGCACAACCGGCGAGCAAACTAGTGGCATCACATCGAAATTCAATTCCATGTTTTCATCCATCTCGGCCAATTGGACAAAGGCCATCGGGATGATTGGAGCAGGTGTGGCGGCACTCTCAACCGTTATCGAGGGCGCGAAATGGTGGTACAACTACAACTCGGAAATAGAAGAAGCCCAACGTCTAACTCGCGAATTTACGGGTCTCGCTGGTGACGAGTTGGTAAGCGTACGCTCGCGGATACAAGCCATTTCCGATACGTTTGGAAAGGACTATAAGGACGTGCTGGGTAGCGTGGATGCTCTTATGGCACAATATGGCATCTCGGCGCAAGAGGCCATGAAAGTGGTGGAAGACGGCTTTACGGCCGGTGCGGACCTCGGTGGCAATATGCTATCGATGATCAACCAATATGCTCCTGCATTCAACGATGCTGGTATTGGAGCATCCGAACTTGTGGCCATCATCGCCCAAACGCGCAGCGGTATATTCTCGGAAGGTGGAATGGCACTCATTCAGATGGCTTCCAAGAAAATTCGCGAGATGGAAAGAACGACAGCCACTTCGCTCGATGCCATAGGCATCAACAGCAAGAAGCTTCAGTCCGAATTGCGCAGTGGTGCAAAAGGCACGTTCGACGCGGTGCGCGAAATATCCGAAGCGTTGAAGAAGATGCCCAAGGACAGCCAGGAAGTGGGTAACGTGCTTAAGGACGTATTCGGACGACAAGGTGCTTCGGGCGGCTTGAAGATGATTGAGAGCCTGGCCGACATGACAACCAAGATGGAAGACGTGAAGACGGTGACGGGCGAGTTTGGCGAACTCCAGCAGGAGGAAATAAACGCTCAGGCCGGACTCAATGAGAAGATGTCCAAGTTCTTCGGCATCGGTGACAAGGGCTTCGAAGAGATAACGATGAAAGCGAAAGTGTTCGCTCTCAATGCCCTCTCCTCGATTATAGATTACACGGTGAAGATAATCAACTACTTCATCAACCTATACAACGAATCCACAGCTTTCCGCGCGGAAATTGAGACGCTTAAGTTTCACTTCAAATTGCTGTGGGACGGCGTTAAGCTGGGCTTCAATATCGTCATCGACGGCTTCAAGGCAATGGGGCGAATGGCCAAGGCCTGGGGGACGGTTCTTGAAGGTGTCCTGACGCTCGATACCGACAAGATAACCAACGGAGTTGGCGCACTCTTCAACGCTTACAAGGACAGTTTCACCGAGTTTGTCGACGATGCGAAAAAGTTTGGTAAAAGCACTGCCAAGAACTATGCAGAAGCCTTCAACAACACAATCAAGGGCAATAAGGTTAAGCCCATCACGTTGGAAATGAACGTGAAGAAAAAAGGTGCTGTTGACGCATCTTCCACCGCCAC